CTGCCACGATTGAATTCGATTTATCTTCAGTTACAACAAATGCTGGAGTTGCTAAAACAAATCAAAATTCTTTTGGTAATTTAATAAGTAAAAATGATTACCCAATATTCAAAGTTACTCAAAAAGTTTCTAGATTTAGTGTAGGTGAAAAATTATTAGCATTTGTTGGAACCTCATATGTTGCTGTTGATTTAAGAGTTACTGAATCGTCTAATGATCTTATAAAAATTGAAGAATTATCACCTGGTGCATTTGATTTAACTTCAGGACAACTTATAAGAGGTGTTGTTACTGGTAATGTTGCTACAATAAATTCAATATCCTCTAATACTGGTGTTTTTGAAATAAATTATTCACTTAAACAGGATCAAGGATGGAATGACGATATTGGAAAATTAAATCAAGATTATCAAGTTACACCAGATAATAATTACTACCAAAATTTATCATATAGTGTAAAGAGTGGAATTACATTTGATGAATTAGTAAATCCCGTTAATCGACTACTTCATACTTCAGGTCTTAAAAATTTTGCTGATGTTGGTATCACATCTTCAACAAATGCTGGTGTAACAACATCAAGTTTTACGGACGTTCTTGCACTTGACTTTATTGATCAGAAAAGAGTTGACACAATTAATAATTTTGATTTTACTTTAGATGTTGATACTGTAGATGGTAAATCTAAATTCTTAAAATTAAAAAATACAAAATTATCACCTTACATTGAGTGTAGAACTAACAGAGTTCTTGAAATAGATGATATAAGT